ATGCTGGAAATCTAAGCACTTTACCTCCTCTAAGTAACGGAGAGTGGGATTGTGCTAACGTTCGTGCATCTATTGAAAACCTATTTGATATTGTTACCGATGCAGTTGGTTCTGGATCTCTTGCTGGTCTTCCTCAAGTAAATATAGGCGATTTTATTACTAATGCTAGACTATCTAAGTGTTATCGTGACGTATCATTTATTGTTGATGCAGTTGTCAACGACTTGAGACTTGGTGGTAACGTTAATAGTATTCAAGCTGGTGAAGCTTACTATGTTGGTAATAATCTAACTTATATTGATGGAGAGAAGACAGAAACTCTTGATGCTTGGACTTATGTTGGTGATATTGCTATCGCAGCGATGCGTAATTTTGACTTCCTTGCTGTCAATTGTGTAACTACTGCAGGATCTGCACTAGTTAACGTTGGTGATTCGAGAGGAATTCCAATTGGTACGAGAGTTGTTGAGTATGCAAACACTCCAACTCCTTTTGTAAATGGATTACTCCAAACAGGAGCAGTTCCAATCTATACCAATATTCCAAAAGATACATATGTCAAGAGAATCGTAAATAGTACAACGATTGAACTTGGTGTTAATAACTCCAGATTTAATTTTGGAAATGTTGTAAATGCTTTACAAAGTAGCACGACCACAAAACTATACTTTACCTTTGAGAAAGGTGCTTGGGCAGATACATTACCAAAGAAAGTAAAAGTTGGACCAGCAAATACAAATCCAGATGTAATACAAGATACAACTGCATTTACTCCAACTGCTCCTACTCAAAGAGAATGTGCTGGTACTGCTAACGCAATTGTTACTTTAGTTGGTAATATTACAACAATTATTGATCAGGGCATTGGAAGTGTTACCTTACAAGAGCAAACTGTTAATACAGCACTATTTGCTTCTCGTGCTACAATCTTCACAATTGATACAACTGGTTATGGTTCTACTAATGCTCATAACTTTGAGACTGGAACTCCTGTAAGACTTGTTCCACGTCCTCGTTTTGATGTTGTAACTAAAAAGTATGTTGATGTTGATAAGCGTTTAGTTAGACTACCGAAAGGATTTGAAACTAATAAAACCTATTATGTAATTGCCCCTGGTAGAAAAACAACGCAAGGTGGAGCTGATTTTAGCAATCTTCCCACCTTCAATGGTAGTGATCAAACTAAATTGATGCTTGCATCATCAAAAGAAAATGCAGCCGCAGGCATTTACATTTATGCAGCAGAAACACAAGGTATTGACCCTAATGTAGAAATTGATCTCTACCAGTTTGTACTTGATGATAAGTATGATCTACACAACTATAAGTGTAATTTGATTAGCGGAACTACAATTCAAACTGATGTTTCACATATTTTTGATAAACCATCTGCATCTACTACTCCGCATAAAGTTTTCTTCAGAAAAATTGAGGGTGGTCAGCTACCAGCTGTTGCCTCAACTTATGCCACTGATCCAACTGTAGCAGTTGTTTCACCAACAAATCCAGATGTAGGTAAAATTAATCCTCAAATTGAATTTTTTGCCAAATATCAAACTGATAAAACTTTTACAATTCACAAAACTCATGCAGATGCAATTAATGATGTAAACCCAATTACATTTGCTGCTGGTCAGACAATGATTTTTGATGTCTATGCTAACAAGCGTAGATCTCCAATGAGATTTGATCCAGCATATACTGATAATGTAAGCACTACTGGTAAGTGGTTTATTCAATGTAAGGATCAAGTAACCGCTCAACCATTATCTGAACAAAAGAAAAATCTTTTCTGGAGACTTCAGCAGACCGATTATTCTGATAGACCAAGAACAACTGATACTTGGTATATTCGTATTGACGATACGAGAGATGCTGATGATAGAACTTATAAGATCCGTTACGTTATTCCAAAGTATCTTGAAAATGCAAGAGATCCTATCAACGGATTTGTTCTTAAAACAAGAACTGATGATACCCGTAAACTCGTACCACAAAAAATTATACTAAAACCAGTTACTGGTTCTGTTTACGGTGCTAGATTTGAAAATAAAACTAACGCAGGTGAATTTATTGGATATACAACCACACAATTCCAAACTGGTAGTCTTAATTTAGATAATGCGTATGATCCTTATAGAAAAGATTTAACTGGCGGCGGCACTGAATATCGTGCTTTTGCTAAGTTTAGTTCTGGAATTCAAGCAACAATTCAAAGCGGTCGTTATATTCCAGATCCACTAAATCCTGCGATTAAATATCTTGAATTAACTGTATTTGATCATACTATAGATGCCGTCAACTTCCCTGGATTAAAGAATGAAATTCTAACAACTGTTAAGATTACTGGTCCTCAGGGTGGCGACTTTGTTGTCAACAAAACTCAAAATGTTAGCTCTGGTCCTACTGCTAACAAAGTATTCTTTACTGGGAATTCATCTGGATTTGCATTCATTCATGCTTACATGAGTGTAGGTGGGGATCATTATTTGATTATCAAAGGTATTACTGGTGGTAAGCTCGAATATAGTGAGTTTAATAATACAAGATTTACTCAGGGAACTGTCTTCTCGGATATGCTCGAAGACCAGGATATGGGCAAATCTCTACCACTCAAAACTCTGATCCGTAAGCGTTATCCTGAGTATTACTGGAGACAAAATGGAGCTAATGTCTATACAATTACTCCTGGTGATAAGATCCAAGATAATGCTGGTATTGAGTATTATGTTGATAGTGTAGAAGACACTGGTATCATCGATGATACTTTCTACATTTTTGCTACTGAAACTCTCAAACGTCGTATTGCTGGACAGCAAGATGGTATCTACTATCTAACTTGCCTACGCGGTAATATCTCACCATTACCAACTGGTGCTGGTGTTGTCAATAACTTTAGAAACTTTAAGTTCTCTCAACCAGTTAGTAGACTATATCCACTGAACTATAGAAACGATCCTCTCTGGTTTAAGAAAAACGGAACTACAACCGAAGAAAAAGATTATTATGCAGCATTAATTGATCCACCAGAAACTTTCTCTGCTGCTGATAACTACGTTCATGGTGCTGTTTCTGTAAATGATTACAAGAACTCTGTAACTAGAGAATTCGTTAATGATCTCATTAAACAACCAGCATTTAATGATAATACGTATTCTGGTACAGTTATAAAGAATGGTAAGACAATTAACGTCTCTATTCAAGCACAAGACGGCAATGCAACTTCTGGTTCAGAAGACAGAACAATCCCTATTGCTGGTAATAGTTTAGTAGTTTCTGATCAAAGATACTATGTTGAACTTCGCAGACCATCAATTGCTCGTGCTGGTAACCATACGTTTGAATACCTTGGTTTCGGTCCTGGTAACTACTCTACAGGTCTCCCTGCCCGCCAGGAAGTCGTCCTAACACCAGATCAGGACTTCTATGCCCAAGCGAAGAAACAAGACGCTGGTATCGTCTTCTACACGGGTATTAACTCTCAAGGTGATCTTTATATTGGTAATAGAAGAATTAATGCTATTACTGGTGAAGAAACCTTTATTGATAAGGCAAGTTTACAAGACGATGGAGATGAAGATGATGTTATTGGTGGTCTCGTTACTACTTTTGATACTCCTGTAACATTCAACCAAAACTTTACAGTTGTTGGTGGAGATGGAACTCTTGTAACTTCTTTTGAATCTCCAGTTTTAATAGCTGTACAAGACAATGATTTGACCCAACAACGTGATGTTCTGATTATCCGTTCTAATGTCTCTTCTATTGATCCTGTAACATTATTACAACAAGATGAATATCTAGACAGAACTTCATTTACTCCACCTACAAAAGGAGATATTAGACTTAGTAAGAATAGAGTTCAAGCTGCTGTATTTGGATGGAACTCGAAAGGCAATGGTCAGGAGTATCTAATTCAAACTCATGCTATAACTGGAGTTCCTTCAAATATTACTCCAAACCAAACTGCGTTAATTTCTGCTGGTGGAACAGCAATCAATACATCTCAAACTATATCTTATGGTGGAGTTATTCCTGGAACTGGGGATATCTTACTCAAGGGTGCTGAAGTTGGAAAATCTGGATCTCTTGGATGGATCAATGCTAACTACTACACACTCATTGCTAATACTAGCATCTTCACTATTTCTTTTGATGGAAGTAATGTAGTCAAAGTAACATTTAAGGCAGCAGGCACTGGTCTTAATATCACTTGTCAAGATCTTGGAATTACTTTAACTTCTCAAATTAGGGTTAAGAATTTCTATTTTGATCCTAGAATTAACTTAACTTGGGTAATTTATAACAAACCAGGAGATGAATTCTCTCCAACTAAAAACTATATTTACTTCCAAGTAGTAGATCAAATTGCACAGTCAACACAAAACTGGGCAGATATTATTACGGGCACACCATCTGGTTCTACTTCTCCAACTATCGAATTCTCTAATTCAAGTTGGAAGGAAGTTGGAGTTCTTGGAGCAGAAGTTATCAGAACAGAGACAGAGACGATTGGTAACTACAAGTTAGGCATCAACACTGTTGCTCGTTCTCCTCATTCTGCATACACGAATTCATTTGTTGATTCCACTACAACTGATCCTCGTGCTAACCTTGATGTTGTTGGTAAAGCATATATCAGTGGTAAAACTTTAACTACCGCACCAAATAACTACCTTGCCAATGCTACTCCATCAGATAGAACATTCAATGCTATTGCTGATGCATTTGTAGTTGGTGGCGATAGTTTAGCAGCAACAAATTATAGCACACTCAGAGTTGATACAAATACTGTTGCTATTACTGAAGCTTCACGAGGCAATAACCTTGGAAGAGTTGGTATTAACACAAATCAATCAGTCACTAATAGTCAACTCAATAGAGCACTGGTTGTAGTTGGTGACTCTAGATTTACTGAAGATGCTAGGTTCCAGAGAGATATTGAAGTCTATACTGATGGTGCTACTGAAACAGGTGAGATAAGAACTGGTATTACAACTGGCAATTTCAATCTACTCAATGGATCTGCAACTACTCAGTTTACTGGTCAATTATCAATTACTGCTGGTGTTCTAAGCAAAGCTAATTCTAAGGGACTTAGACTTGGTAATAATCTTGCCTATATTGAAATAGGTGACGTATATACTGATGATCAGTTTATCTTCATCGGTAATAATTCAGATCACTCCAATATTCTTATCGGTGATATTTCTGATGATGCTGATAATATTTCAAAAATCTCGATTGGTGGTGCCTATCAAGCAAATACTTCTAATTCGTTTGTTACATTCGGAAACAAGAGAGTAAACTTTGCTGGTGAGGTATTATTTGGTGCAAATAAACTTCCAGGTGGCAATAGACTTAACCCAGATCAAGTAGTTACCGTTGGCACAGAAGCTGGTGTTGTTCTATTCTTTACTGGAAACACACAAACATTAGACTTTGCTACAAACGCTTCTGAAATTAACATTGGTGGGCAAGGTGGTCAAACGAAGATTAGAAATAATTTCTTAGTTGATGCTAATAGTAGATTTAATTCTAATCTTACTCTGTGTGGAGGACTTTCTGCATTCGCATTTGTTGGTAATAGAGGACAGTTAGGATCTGGAGTATTTGCACATAGTTCTGGAATTCTAGGATTGAATACTTTCAATCCAAATGTTGATCTCATCAATGTTTATGTAATATCTGCTGTCAATCAAAATGTTCCAACCACTGCAGAATTGGCAGCTGGTTTTAACAGAATTGACACCGCTGGTGCTGGTGTATGGGGTGGAAATTCTGGGCCTTCTAATTTCCAAGCAGCAATTCCTGGTGCTGGTCCTGAAGGAGCAACATTACCAGCAATTACAGTAGAGGATGAGTATTATCTACCAATGAAGTATGCTCCACTTCCATACTTCCAGGCAGGAGATTATATTATTATTGATAGTCCAGCATCTGGTTCAACACATCCAGAAATCTGCCGAATCACTCAAGATGGATTAACTGGTGCCAGCAGTGCTCCTTATTACTTAAAAGTTAAGCGTCAACCACTTGGTAGATTTACTGGACTAAAAACAAATCATCCAGATACTACTAATGTTTGGAAAGCAAATGTCGGATTTGATGCCACTTGGATCGAACAGAGTATTGATGGATCTGGAACATCAGACAACCTCTACCTGTCAGCATTTGGTGGTTCTCTAACTACTAATGATTATGTTATTGTTGATAGAAGCATAGTTACAACGGCGTCAAGATCTAGCAGTGGAACTACAAGAACCATTACTACTAATGGATTACATGGATTTGCTACTGGTAATCTAGTTACAGTAAGTGGAATGAGTTCTTCTTACAATGTATCTCAGGTTGCTGTAACTGTAACTTCAACAACTACATTTACATATACTGCCACGGGATCTCTAACAGAAGCAACAACTGCTGATACTAGCGGTACTTGTGTTACTGGTGAAGTATTTAAAGTTGCTTCTCTACTCTCTCAAGTAGCGAAGAAACTAAGAATTGTAAATGGATGTGATACTGCTAACGAAAAAGTTGTATTTGAAGTTGACAGTGTAACTGGTGGTGTCTTAATGGGCGATCCAACAGTTCAAACCTCAGTTACAACACTATATGGAAGCTTGACACTCTCGGGTGGATGTGGAACAACTCCTATTGTTAATGATATCTTTAACCCTGATGCTGATATTTCTGATGATTCTAAACTAACTATTACCAATAGAACTTTCAATACATATCAAATTAATACCTGTAATGGTAATACTGAAATTGGTAATCCTTGGGGTTGGGTTTGGGCATTACAAGGATTGTATGGTCAAACTCCAGTAGCACACAATACTACAACTTCTACTGTTAGTGTATATACGAGAGCTCCTCAAACTATTCAAGCAAATGGTCCACTAACAGCTCTTGCGAGCACATTATCTGCTGGATCACTTAATGGTATTATTGTTAATAGTATATCTGGTTTCTCAGCTGGAGATCTAGTTGCTATTATTGATGGCACATCTAAGTTTGAAATTTGTTTGGTAACAGCAACTCCATTTATTGCTTCTGGAACAAATGAACCAACTCTGCCAGTTATATACAATGTAACTTATCCAGCTAGTACATATCCAAATGGTGGTCGTGGAGCAGAAGGAACAACTGCACAATCGTTTACTGTTGGTGCAGTTGTTGTCAAACTTATCAAGGATAGCAGAACAACAAAATTACTAGAAGCAATACCTGCTACTGGTAGAACTGCTGCTCCATCACCAAATACAAATACCAATAGAATTGTTCTGAAACTTGTTAATGGTGATCTGGTTGCTCAAAAACTTGACTATGAGCAAGTTATTAGAATCACTACTGGAACAGCGAATGAATTCCTATTACCCGATAGCATTACTGGTGCAGTTGATGCATCGTTTGGCGTTAAAATGCCAAAATCTATCCGACTTTCTCTTACTGCTACTCAACCAGAAGCAAACATTCAAAGATATTTTGGTGGAGGAAAACTCACAACCCACGATGATATTAATATTCTCAGTGGTAATCTTAGAATGTATGGAACTGATGGGAAAACTCTTATCTTTAGCGTTGCTAATGATGATGGTCACCCAGGAGATGGAGCAATTATTGACCCAGTAACTGGTAAAGGCGGATTATTCATCAATGGTAGAGCAGATGTCTTTGGAAATCTACGAGTATTTGAGCAACAATGTCAGGAAAATGGAGTATGTAATAATGATCTGAAATTCCAAGTTTATAAGGCAACTGGTAATGTTGATATGGGAGAAAAACTTTACATTAAAGGTAAAGTTAATTCAATAGAATCTTCATCTGTTGAGATATTCCATATAGACAATTTAGGATCTGCTGGTACTAGCACGACTGGTCCAAGAGACTTTAAGATATATCAAGATGGATCTATTGATGCATTTGGTATTCAACGTTACTTCAATAGAAATGGTGGTCGCCGTTGGACATATTTGGCTCAATCATCGACTGGTGTTGGACAAGTCCAAGCAAATCCACTTGCACCAAATGGCAATTATCTAATCAATACTCCATCAAGTGGAAACATGATTGTTTACTTGCCATCAACTGGAGTTCAAACTGGAGATATGATTAGATTTATTGATATTAGTGGTAATCTATCATACAAAGCAAGTTTAATTCTTCGTGCTCTGAAGAATGGATCAGAAGCAACCAAAATCCAAGGAGATAATGTAGGAACTAAAGCAAATGTTGGATCTTCTGCTCCGTTAGCTGTTGCTTGGGATAGTGGAGAATTGATTGTTCAAACAAGAAATGCTTCTTTCGGTGTAGTTTATGTTGGCGCATCTGACGCTGTTGGTGATCCAAATGCATCTGAAATTCCAACTGATTTACGCGGTTGGTGGTTAGTGGAGCTCTGATCTATGGCAGTAAGATACGGCATAGTAAAATTCATGAAAGTTGCCAAAATTGGCACTATTATACCATGGGGAGGAGATGGTAACGAAGGATTTGCTCTCTCCAATGTTCCGAAGGGGTGGATTTTGTGTGATGGTCGTTTATATAATGCTAATAGATATCCTTTATTGGCGTCTCATCTTGGAACTACGTATGGTGGAACTACCTTTACTGGAACTTTTCCAGATTATGAAGAAGGTCAATTTAGAGTTCCAAATATGACTTTGAAGATGCCAATAGACTTAGAACCAGAATACCTATCACAAACTGCTTATCAATATGGACAAATTGATGCGTATAATAAATTAATATCTGAACAAACAGTTCCTTTAGTGGCAGGATTTGGATTAACAAATCCAATTCAAACAACTATTTCTGCCAATACTGATATTGATTTTACGGTCAATCCAGCTTTAGTAATGCAAGGTAAAATGACTAAAATTACTATTGGTAATCCAGACTTCAACGCAACTGTTTATACAGTTAATAGAAAATTGAGTATAAATCACACTCCTGGACATTCTCATCCTGGTACATATTCAAAGGCAAATCCTCAATTCTCTGGTCCAATGTTATTTGAACCATCAGCAATTACTACTGGGGGTGGTGTAACTGGAAGTTGCGGAACCTTTGGATATTCAGAATGCCAATCTTCAAATAATACCACTGCACCTATATGGCAAAATGGTAGAGCTCAAGCTACTTACTATGGAGATGAAACTCATGAATTTACTCTTCCTACAACTGACAGATTTTATAATTTTACAGGATCTAGTTATTGGCAGAATATTCCTGCAGACAGTTGGCCACCGCCTGGAATAAATCCATCAGGTCAACTAAACGCTGCTAACCTATCATATCTGTTTGCTGGAAGTGGATATACCTCAAATTTCACTGTAACTACTCCAAATAAAACTCACCAGCAACCAGCTTGGACTGGTGTATTTCCGAAACCAATTACAATTGCAAATAGAAGGAATCATTTTGGTCCAATATTAAATTATAATCCAGATACCGCAGCTGCTTTTTCTGTTTCTAATGTTAATATTGGTATTAACGCCACTTCAATATCTCTCCCTGCTGGAACAAATATTGGTAGTGAATATAATTTAACTAGCATTGTTCCTTTTATGTGGGTCTATACTTCTTCTACTCAAACTACAGGACTTACACCAGGAACACAAATTCTTTCAATTTCTAGAACTGGATCGAGTACTAGTAATTACGTCTATACACTTGAATTATCACAACCTTCAAATAATTTAGTAGCTCTGACTAATCAAACAATTTATTTCTTACATGGAACATATCCAACTACTTTAAATAATACAACCGATCAATTAGATCCAAATAGTCAGTCTTTCCTGGGGCACAATCATGGTAGTTTTGAAATTCAAATGGGAGTAGGTTCGTTATCACCGCCAGCAACACATCCAGTTAATACTGTAAGTCTTGGGGACGTTTCTCCAGAAAGTATCAATGACGCACTAAATATTATTGCTGATGTAGCAATGCCAGCACTAGTAACAACGTTTATTATTAAAGCATACTAATGGCAACGCACTATTCTAAAGAACGAGCAAAGTATGGATCTGGAACAGGAACTATTATTGTTTGGCCAGTTGAATATAGCAGTTTAGATCCAACATCAGAAGAAAATATAAAAACTCTTCCAGCTGGATATTTAAAATGTGATGGATCAATTTTGAAAGCATTAGACTATCCAGCACTTGCTGAAATACTTGGTGTAGGACCTTCTAGTACTTTTATTCGATTTGATATTGAGGGAGAACCAATAGACGACGTAGCTTCAGATGAATTTATTTTACCAGATTTTGGTTCAAAATATCCGAAACCAACCACAGGTGCTTCTGCTGGAAGTTATTTAAATATATTAACAAGAAATCAAGCTGGTGTTGAAAAAAGACGTTCTGGCATGGGTATTGAAGCAAGTGCAACTGCAGGAACAACGACTGGTAATTCAACAGTTATCCCTGTAACTTACACTGGAAACTTTATTATTCCAAGTCAAGAAATTGCTATAAAAGGAAAACCATCTTATAAAAAAGGGACAAATGATAGTGGATACACAGATGTTGAAGCTGTTGATTCATTGGCTTTACATTCTCACATGCACTTTTCTTCAACAAATAGATTGAGAATTAAAACAACTAATGAAACAGCAGAAGCACAACCTCAAGGTCAAGGAGCTAGAAATGTTGCTTCTACTGTTCCAATTTCATCTTGGTTAGATAATACTAAATACGGTAGCAACGGACCAGGAACTAACCAACCTCCATGTTGGGCAATTGCATCTGGTGCTCTGGCTGGAGGGATTGCTCCGCCCGTCCAAACTCCCTTCCCTGGATCTGAAGTTGTTTATTTTAATTTGTGTTATAACTTATCTGGTTCAGGTGGATTAAATGCCTTTAGATATTATTGTTTATTAACGAGTAATACTGGTTTTAATTTAAAAAACATTACTTTTGCTGCAAAACCAGAATATAAAAGCTTTATTCCCCTCTGCGGCGCTGGCCCTTCTGGCGATATCGATGAGGCATCTGGCGCATCTGCACCAGCAACTTATGTAACTGGTGGTTCTGGAGTTCCAGTTGATTATAACGGTGTTTCTCTTTCTGATGTTGTCCCAATAAATGCTAACACTGCAAGTAGACCCATACAAGTTTATCCTCAAGTAAATAATGTTGCTACTGAAGTTCAAGAATTAGTACAAAATACAGGTGATCCAACAGTCCATTCTCACAAAATTCTTCTGGAGAAATTTGAGCATACATATAAAGTAAAAACTAATGCTTATTTGTTATCTCCAGATAATTTAAAAACAACATTAACACTAAAAACAGATCAAGTTGCATCATTAGATTCTGTAACTAGTCCTTATATTATCTTGGAATATTTAATTAAATATTGACCATGCCAGATATCAATCCAGTTTATAGAAATAAAAGAAAATTTTTCTATGTTGATAAGGGACCAGACCTTATGAGCATAGGAAGTATTGTTCAGGTATTGAAATCAACAACAGGTTCTTTTGACCATAGTTTTGTTCCAGCTTTAGTTCCAGCTAGTGGTACTACAGCATATACTAATATTTCTGGAAGTGGTGCCCCACAAAATAATCCAGAATATCAATATGAAGGATATTTGTATTGCGATGGTGGTGAATATCTAATTAAAGATTATCCTGCTTTATTTGAAGTTATTGGAAATGATTACGGCGGTGTAGCAAGTGATGGTCTTGATGTCTTAACTGGTGGTTCTGGATATACTGGTAGCTCTTATACTGTTAATATTTCTGCTCCACCATCTGGATCTGCTCAGGTATTTGCTGGCGTAACACCTGTTCAGGCAACTGCTGCATTAGTTATTACTGGTGGTGTTGTGCAGGGTATTAATGTTTTAAACCCAGGAAAAGGTTATAATCCATCAAGTCCTCCAACAGTTACAATAAGTGGATCTCCTGGATCTGGAGCAACGTTTAAAATAAGAATTAATGGGCAAAACGGTCAAATTCAAGCAATTACAAAGAGTAATGTATGGGATTATTGGCCAGATGACATGGGAACTTTTAAAGTTTTAGATTTAAAAGCAAAACGTATTGTTGGAAATGGACCAGTATATGGATCAAACTCAGCAAACGTTGGGAACTCAGATCTTGGAGTTGGTCTTAATACAATCAATGGTAAATGGTATCTTGATAAAGCTTCTCAATCTGGACAATTTGCGCTTGGAAGTATTACAACAATCGGATATGAAAATGTTGTAGATACAATTGAAGCGGTTATTATTGGTTCTCAAACAATTAGAACCAGATTGCAGGAGAAAAAATTAGCGGGTGCTCCACAGCACTCTCACTATCTATTTCATTCAGAAGCACCATTAGATACAAATTATGCTGGAAAAGTTTCTGGTGATAGATATCTTCCTTCATATAGTGCAGGAACTGGAAAAATAAGCAACTTTTTACCTCCTGGTGGTATTGCATATAGTCACACTCACGTTTTATCAAAAGCTGCTATCCAAAATTCTTCTGTTGCTACTTATGATATTTTCAATTGGAGTGGCGGTGATCAAGCTTCTGGATCTATTAAAAACCCAGGATTTTATTATGCATCTGGTGCCGCAGGAGCTGGGTCATTCCAAAATGTTACTACAACTGGAACACCAATAAACAAAAAATTTAGTTCTGGATCTCAAATTGGTGGAAGAACTGTAACTACTGAGGGTATTCCAATATATTCCACAACTACTGTTACTCAATCAACGCCTGGTAATTATACTTATGCAGTTCCTGCTGCTTTCAACAAAATTACTGTAACAATGCAAGGTGGCGCAGGATCAGGCGGAGTTTATACTCAGCAAGGAAATAATGGAACAGCAACGACATTTTCAGTTGGAGGCGGATCAATTATCCTAGCAACAGCTGCAGCTGGTAATCGCGGAAACGCTGCTTCTCTTTCTTCTGGTGGAACTGGTGGAGCAGCTCCTGGTTACACAATAACTGGTTCTTCATCCACATCTGCATCGATCCTTGGGACTAACCCTTCTAGTGGTGTGGGCGGAGGCACAGGGGGCAGCGGACCATATTGGGTCAAAAATTTACTTAATCCTAATGTGTCTCCACCTGGACCACCTGCAGCAGAATCTACTGGCGGTCAAGGTCTAACAGTATTATCCACTAATACTGGTACTAATGGAAAATCTAGATTTATTAGTGATGCTAATGTTTCTGTTCCTAGTGGAACATTTAATTGGTCTTCAAATGTAACACATACATTCACATCTTCTTTAACTAATTCAAATTATCAATTAACTGGAATTCAATTTACTCTTGCTGGTGGTGGTGGAAGAAATTGTGGAAACTTTGGTGGAAATAATTGTGGAACTGCTGGAACTGGTGGACCTGGAAAAGTTTTTACAGCAACTTATAAAGTACCAGCAGTTGGAATAGTATTTTTACTTCAACCAGGGCAACAAGGCGTACCATATGCTGGTTCTGCTAATGCTGCTCACTCTGGAGTTGGTGGTATTGCTGGCGATGGGCATGTAAATAATGATGGTGGTGGAGGTGGAGCTGCTTCAGTTATTAAATTACAAAGTGGAAACGTTATCATTGCAGGAGCAGGCGGTGGTGGTGGAGGAGGAGGATTTGGTGAAGGTACTTGTGGACAAAATGGTAATAATAATACAAACCCAGGAGATAATGTTGTTGAGACAACACAAGCTCTCCAAACTGGTGGCGGTGCCACTGGTGGTGCATATGGATGTACTGGCGGCGGTGGCGGCGGTGGCGGCGGTGGTTGCGGTCGCCTTACAGACACTGCTGGTGGCTCTGCAGGTGCTGGCGGCGGCGGATCTGGTGGTCACGAAGAAGGATTTGGTGGCATTCGAGGAGTTTCTGCTATTCGTACAGATTACTTTAATTCTCCAACATCACAATCAAACACCAATACTGGAGATGGATATATATCAGTAACTCAATTTGAAAATAGAAGTTACTGGACATCAGGTGCTGGTGCTGGATCGGCTGGAGGATTTGTCAGATTCAGTCTATTATCGAGCGTTCTTACTGGTCAGTCTTCTATATCTTATACTGTTGGTAGTGGTGGATCAGGTGTTAGTCAAGGTGGTGTTTCTTCGGGTGATGGTACAAATGGGCAAATAAAACTTGAATGGCAAACACAAACTGGAACTGAAGGTGGAGTTCCAACTGTCACTGTTGGTGATGTTTATATTGCTGGATCTGGTAATAATGATAATGGTGTGAATTTCTATACTACTGGTACTGGCACAGGAAGTACTGCAGGATTTAAACTTCCAACATCACAAGTTCCTACTGTAGTTTTTGAAGGCGGAGGCGGAGGAACTGGGGCAACAGCTAGCGTTACAGTATTAAATGGAGTTGTAACTGGTATATCATTAACTACTGCAGGAAGTGGATATACTACTATTCCAAGAGTTCGTATTCTTGGCGGTGCTGGAGTAAACAATCATGCAACTGTTGGTCTCAATACTACTACTGGAGCTTTGAATAATTTAGTTTTAGTTAGTAGTTCTGCACCAACTCACTATTTAAAATTTGGTGGTACTGAGCAAACTCGATTTGTGACAACTGCAACTGTTGATGCAGAAGACATTCAAAGAGTTACAGTTAAAGTTTGTAGAGGAAACAATATCAATGGTGGTGAAAGACCAGAAAATGGTGGTGACGAATTACTTCTTTTCTATAATACCGACCAAACTTTAAATTTCCCACAATCTAATTTTATTGGTGTTTTAGTTCCATTACCAACTCAAGCTGAAATAGATAGTAATTATGATGGTACTAGTGGAGATACTAAATGGTATACTTATTCGTTAGATATTCCTACGGCAGCACAGACTGAAAATACTAGATTCCAAATTAGACAAGCTAGATCGGCACCAACTGGATCAAATGATAACTCGGGTGCCAATGATAATTTTGGAATAGTTGAAATGAATTATGAACAGAAAGAAGTAACGAGTTTAGTATTCGTTCCATCAGAGGGTCAAATACCTGTTGCAGATGATCAGCAACAGTATAATATTGGTGGACCAGCAAATTCCATATATCCAGCTGGTATTTTTGCAAATGATGTAACCTTTACATTATCATCCTCAACACCAATTATTCCAATTGCTGCCTTAGATCCAGATAATGTCATACCTCTAATTGAACCATATTTCTTAGTTAAATATCTTGTTAAAGCATACTAACTAAATATACATTAGCAGAAATTTTCTCTCTATTATGGGTATTGTAGCCGAAGCA